CGCAACAAATTCGAGGAGATCTTAGAGGCTGCTCGAACTCAAGGGCGGCAAAATCAAGCTGCGACGATGGTGGTTTTAAGCCATCTTCAGCAGATGACTCTTTTGATGATCAAAAAGGGTCTTTCTTTTTACTGCGATCAAGATACTTTCAAGAGTAGAACACGTTTTCTTCACGATGTCGTTGAACTCAACAAACTCGACATTCGTTTTCCTGCGATTATTCGCAACTTTTTAATCGACGGTTGCGGACTGTTTTACTTTCGCCCAGACCAAAAATTAAAATATCAGATCTATTTCTTCAATAAAAATCAGTATCGGGTTTTCCACGATCTCAATGGACAGATTGAAGAAGTTGTAATTATTTATGATTACAAAGTTAAAAACGCAACTCTCGGACTGCCTAGTGATGTTTATGGGCAGAACAAACGTTATGTGCGGCTGTCGATCACTGCCGACACAATCCAAGAAACAGAGTCCGACTCAGAACTGAGTTTCGAGGTTGAACCTGGGGCAGGTATCTCTGGAACAAAAAGTCGTCCAAATTCTTTGGGTTTTGTTCCTGCAGTTGAAGTTTTAAATAAGCCAAACGCTAGCGGCACAGACGGAGAAGGAGATTTTGATCCGTTTATGGAGCAGATTGTGCTCCATAACGACATGATTACCAACATTGCTAAGAACATTGAGTTCTTTGGTAATCCCACGCTTATTTCTAGTCGCCCTCGATCTGACCTGGTCGAGGCTGGCGATGCTGGAAGCACTTTCCGACCGACAATCAGCTCTCAGAGCGGGTTTGCTGGAAAAGATACACCTTCTACTCGTGTGAGTGAGCCTTTTGGCTCGTCTATGGGCGGGGGACTTCGAGTTCCACGCATCATCGCTAATGTCGAGCCGTCTGATCGTGTGGGCTATATGACGCCCGACCCGATTAGCGGCGACATGAATCGCTATGCACTTCTGCTTCGGGAAGAAATCCGCACCGCTTTAGGTGGTGTTGACGAAATCTCAATTTCAGCTGGTGCGACGGCAACTGAAATCAAAGGTCTCATGGGTCGGGCGCAGGCCACGGCTCTTAGGAAAAACAAGAGCTTCCTGACCTACGGTTTCTGTCGTCTTCTGGAGATGATGGTTTATCACCAGGAGATGATTTTCCGGGAGTCGTTTATCGCGGCTTCAGGTTTAAAAGAACCAAACCCACCTAAAGAACAAACTGAAGAAAGCGTCCAAAAGTATCAAAAGGCTTTGCGTCGTTTTGATATAAAACTGGATGAAGAGATTAAAAAAGCAGTTTCTGAAAATAAAGTTCCTCGCGGCGTCGTTGGTCTTCCGGAAGACGGCGACCGCAGTGTTTCATATCGTTTTATGGGC